ATTTAGATTGACAAAGTTATCTACAAAAAATCCATTCTTAAATCGGTCTGTACCTGCAGCATTAAATTCTTGTTTTTGTAAGGTTAAATTTTCAAGTAGATTTAGGGATGAGTAATATTCTAAACTCTTAACTCTAGTATCAACAGCGCGTAAATCCTCCATTGTATAACGTCTGTTATTATCTAATTCTAATGATATCTGATAATCTGTTCTTCCATAAAACTCGGCAAAAGATGGTGCTAATGATGGATATGGAGGAATCGTTAATCTACCCAAAGACATTGAAGGAGTAGGTGTAGGAGGTGTTTGTGGTGTCAGGTCAGAAATGCCTTTGACTACCAAAACAGTCCCAACTGGGTTAATTACAACTCTATCTTTTCTTGGCAAGTAGAACTGAATATCTGCTTGGAAGTTTTCATCAGGTGTTGGCATATGTGCACCATCACTGTCGATGCTAAACGTAGTCGAAGCAGCAGGATTAGTAATACTTGGAGTTTGCGTTGCAACACCATTCGCAGAAGGTGTCACACTATTTGTTTTGATTGGTCTAAAATCTACACTGTCTCTTAGGTCTCTAGTAATACCTGTAGTCGGAGAACGGAATAGTGGTATTTCCTGCGTAGTAATAGCAGTTGTGCTTATTGTATTAGCATCGTCGATTGGGTATGAATCAATGTTTAAATATCCAATACCAGCAGAACGATCGCGTCCGAAGAAACTAAACTTGACGAGCAAACCTGAGTTTGTTATATTGAGACTACTAGTTGCCTTCTTGCGCAAATATGCAGTATCGTAAAATGCATCTTTTTGTCCGTCATCAAGTTCGAAGTGTGTTGTAACATCTGTATCTGAAGAACTTACTCCAGTGTTTGATCCTTTGTAAACTGCCTCAATCTTGAATACATCAGAAGCACCAAGTGGCCATGGACCATCTTTGCTTGCGCTATGTGATCCAGTGTTTAAGTGAATAAATTTATTTTTGTTTACAGTTTTGCTTGTTGGAACTGCAGCACTTCTAAGTCTATTGAAGTACACTGAAGCAGAGAAAGTTGAAGCAAGGTTTGCTTGCTGCAAGTTAATCGTATGTGCACTTGAAGTAGAGGTAATCGTTCCGTTTGCAGCCGTATCAAAGATGTAACCAATAGGGAATGTTGTTGCATGAGCAACAGGAAGAATTTGAGTTGCAGTATTAGCAGTTTTGATAGTTGTGTTGTTAGTAATTTCAGTAATACGCATTGGATCAAGAGAACCAACTTTAATAAAATCACCAACTTGATATGCTGTTGTAAATACCGTCGATATACCTGTGACAGTGTTACCAGACTGAGTAACTGTACCAGTATGGGGAACAGTCTCTACTGTTTCCCTTGCGACTACAATAATGTTTCGCTCTTCAGTATTTGATAACGGAGAACCAGTTTCGTTCATCGTTTCCGTAGCACCTGCATGAGCAGTGTTAGCAGTTACAGTAGCAGCACCGCCAGTTGAAAAGTTTACTGTTTTTTCTGTACGATATACAAACTGTGTATCATTAGTGCCAGTAGAATCAGCATAAGTTTTAGTTGCCGTTATTCCTGTTGGTAAAACCAAGTTGTTTAAATTTGGTTCTTGGATCTTAGCACTACCGTTTGTTTCTAAGACAATATCTGCCATAGACTTTGGACCAGAAGCATTATCCACATACAGTCCACGAACAGATGAGAATGACTTACCACTATTCATTTGAACATCAAACAAGTATATTCTAAATTGTGCGTTGTAAGTTCCTGGTGTTCCTGAGTCATATTGGAAACCGCGTACTTTAGCAGTACCAATTTCTGTTCCACTTACTGCTTGCGCACCTAAGTTTTCACCCGATATACCATGTTGTCGATTGTCGCGTAATGAAACTGTTCGTAATCCTTGAAAGTCCCAAGTACCAACAACCTCTTTTGCATTTACATAGTTACCAAACTGTTGACCAACCACTACAGCATCAGAAGTCTCAAAGTCAGTTGCCTTATCAAAAGGTACATATCTAGAAGTTAATAATTCTATTTTTTCACCATTGACATAAGCAATTCCTGGTTCTATTTCAGCAAGTAGTTTGTTCGTATCACCACCCTCTGCTGCGGTTAACCTGCCGAAAGAGTTTGGTTTCTTTAAATGCTCACGAATTCTAATATTAAATGGTACGACTGCAAAATTGCCACTAGTGTCAAAAGTTCTTTCGGCAACAAATTTTCCAATGGTAGAAAGGTTTCTATCTAATGGTCTATGTTTTATTTGCCCACCAACAATTTCAGCGATACGGAAAAATGAAGAGGTGTTGGCGAAACCGAAAGATTTAACAGTAAGAACTGGATCAATCTTGAGACGATTAGCACCTGGAGCGGTGAAGTTAGTTGCACCAGTTGCATTGTCTAGCAATGATTGATCAGCATTAGAATCTACAATTGTTTCTGTTGTAGTAAATCCAATAAATTTACTAGTTCTAACATTATATTTGTCAACAATTGCGCTTTGCTTGTTAAACTTAACAAAGTTTTGTTTATGATAAAGAGTTCCATCTTGAATAGTTGCTCTTAGTCCATAACCAGTTGCACTAGAAGATATTGCGTTTGCTGCAACTATGAATGCGTTGTCAGTTGATTGGCGTAATATAAGTGTTTCGCCATCAGCAAACTGTTTTGTTGTGCTGTTTGTTCCAGAGTTGGTATAATTTACATGAATCGTGAAGTTATCAGGTGATGCTGCTTCAGAACCAGTAGTAGCAAAAACAAGTTTTGCAGTCACGCCACTGGTAACACCAGTGATTACTGCATTCGCAATCTTTGTATTACCACTATCAGAGAAAAAGTCTGATATTGCTATAACACGATTATTAGCATCTTTGTCTCTCAATTTCACATAAGGCACTCTTTTGACATCTAAACCACCGCCAGTGACTATTATGCCATCGATAAAAACTTCATTAGAAAGTCTGCCTAATTGGTTTTGTAATATAGACTGGAGTTGCGTCAGTTCTCTTGCCTGAACCGCAAATCCTGGTCTAAACAGAACTCGATGAAAATTCTTATCTTCATCGAAATCATCGAAATATGGACTTTGATTGAGATTTGTTTCAATGCTCATTTATTTTACCTTTAGAAATCTAATATGATTTTTATATCTTCAACTTGATCAGGATCTCGCAATACTGCCTGAACATGCTCGGTGTAAAGTATCTCGCCAGAAAAAGTATTAGCCTCTGGACCTTGTATATTTGATACTGTTGCTATTTCTGTTTCGCCTGTACTCTTTAGAATAACATCATTATCTAAAAATGCTGCATATCCATTATAACTTTCTACATTATTTATATACATGGAATAGATAGAATTATCAGTCTCATCCTCTGCATCACGAATAAATGTTACCGTTGCATTTGCCGCACGTAAAGCATTAGCAAGACCAAAAGTATTTCTTTGAGATGGATTTAATTCTGTAACAAACTCTAGCGCACCTGACTTCGCTCTATCTAATAATCTTTTGTTTGTAATTACATCGTTTACCGCAAAGGCGTTAATTGGAGTAGAACCATCCATTTGCTCATATGCCACTTTTAATTTGGTTGACATTCTTATTGTTGTTGGTGAGTTCGATGTATTCGCAACCTTTTCTACTGCGATTGGTGCGTTCGATGAATCAACCTTTAGCATGGGATCTTTAAATACAGTAATTGTTCTGAACTCGGTGTTCGAAGGGATATAACCTCTACCATTTACTGATGTTCCTAAATTATCATCTAACTGAACGTTGATCATAACTTTATCTGAGGCAAGTTCTCGAACAGGATTTCTTCCATGACCTCCAGGGAATGTCATAACTGCATTAGCAGTTGCGCCCGAACCATGAACAGAGTTAGCAGTGATGTATGCTCTAGCAGTCGTAAATCCACTGCCTTTTGATATCATGCTAATATCAGAAATAGAACCAATAGCAGTATTTACAATGCAATATCCTTTTGCATTAGAACCATCACCAACAATCGTAAGTGTTGGTGAAATAACAGCACGTGAATCAGTATTCGGTGTTGTGGTAAACGCAGTATTTACAGTCAGTGTTCTAGTAGTTCCATCATAATTAATAATTCTTCGTAATTGACCAGCACCTGTCCCAGTTGATATGTAAACTGATGAACCATTATAGAAGTTGTTTATTGGAGAAGCACCTGTTGCGGCAGAAGTCGATAGTCTAAGTGTTGTTTTACCACCAGCACTTACTACACCATTAGCAACTGTTTCATATCCTGATCCAACGTTCACTGTTTCGACAATCTCAATCGCGCCATTTACTGCTGCATTTTGAACTGCT